CCCCCCCCCCCCCTACTTAAAGATGTACGGTTTTGCTGCTTTCACAGAGTAAAGCAGATAGAGGTTCTGAACTGGCAAACTTTACCTCGAAACACGCCCGTTTTTCTGCTGTGTCTCACAGACTGTCCTGTCACACTTGTGGCGGCTTGTGACACTGTGAACATAGTGAGACCGACCAAGACAACAGTTTCAAGTGATGAACATCGAACGTCTAAACTGGATCCGTAACTGGACATGTTAGGGCAAGGACTTCCCCCCTGGTAACAGGAGCCTGGCTGGCCAAAAGCCCCGCTCATTGAGCCTAGCATGTTGTCGACCCTGGACTGTTCAGTTTAGTTAGTACATGGAATTCACTTGTCACGGTTCTTCTGAACTCGGTCTCTAGTATGACAGCCTAAGGATGCCCTCCAGGTACCCCGGGGTAACAAGTGACACCCGGGATCTGAGGAGGGGACTACTTTACGTAGTTTAAAAAACGTCTAAGCTGTTATGGTGACCAGAGGCTGGCACCTTTCACTTTTAAAATTACACTACTGACTACAATTGAAGTGATAACGGTTTTACAGGCTTTCAAACTAGTTACACAAGCACTGTTTTCCTGACACACACACTTTATGACTACTGAGAGACTTCTACATCAACTCTTAATACACACCATCCACAAGAAAATAAACAAAACTAACAACATGGCACTGGAACTTGGTTTCAACAACACTCTCGTAACTGCTGACCTTGACGGAAATGAAAAGATCATACACGGTTTGCCTAATAGACATGATAATTGTTGGCTCAATTCGCTTATGCAAATGACCAACTGGGTTGGAGAAGGGTTTTTCAAAAACACCTATGACAACCCTGATCTAATTCCTCAGACTATTAAGTTCCTAACAGAATATACAGGCACTGACTTGAGTTATGGAGGACCACCTTCCATAGTTTTGTACAAAATAAGAGATCTTCTTGACACAAAGGTTGGCACTTCCAAAGAACCTGGTGATTACATCGTATCTTGTCAAGGCACTTACTGTTTGGCAGACATGCAGGCTGGAGTTTTCATGGACGGCGAGGAGCACGCAGTGTTCTACGCTTGTACTGCTCTTGGCTGGATAAAAGTAGATGATGAGAGCATAACCAGGTGTATACCAGATCCAGCCAATGTTTTGGTCTTTGTTCCGTGGGACCGTGAGACCATCTGTGACTACGACGCAGAGTTTTTCAAACAAGTGTACTTGAGAGGTGCTGGCTCGTCAAAACCACAGTCTGGTAACGTAAACGAGAGTGGAAACTCTGGCTCCATAATAAACAACTACTACATGCAACAGTACCAGAACTCAATAGATGTGACCGTTGGTGACAAGACCACTGAAGGAGGTTCAGGTTCTGGTGACACCGCTGGCAGCGCCACGCACAACAACACCACAAAAGAGGACAAAGGCAAGGATGACTGGTTCTCCAGTTTGGTGTCGGGCATTGGTAGTGCTATTCCTGGAGCCGTTGTTGGTTTGCTTGCTGATAAAAAGACTGAGGAAACCACCAAATTGGAAGACCGGATAATGACCACTCGCCATCACACAGACATCACTACCACTCAGTCTACCGTTGGAATCACCCACGGGTACGCACACTCCGAGCTCGACCAAGTCAATGCTGCCAGTGGTACTCACGAACATGTAGACCACGTGTCTCGTATTTACATGAAAAAACTTTTTACTTGGTCCATGAGCGACGCCACAGGGTATTACCATGCTTACCCCCTTCCAGACTTAATTCTCACAGAAGCTAGGGAATACCACAATTTGTTAAAGTCCTACGCTTTGTACCGCAATGGTTGGGAAGTTCACGTCTCTGTCGTATCGACAATGTACCACTCAGGTTGCTTGATTGTAGCCATGGTTCCTGAATTTGTGAAAGAGAACACCAACGGCAGTACTTACAACCCTACCTTTGCACAGCTTACTCTTTACCCCCACCAACTTATTAACCTAAGGACTAATACTACTGCCTCCATCCGCGTGCCGTACGTGGGTGCTACCGACATGGACGATCACAGACTACACTCAGTTTGGTCTCTTGTTGTTGGCGTGGTCGTGCCTATGACAATCTCCAACGGTGGTAGTGATCTCACCAGTCTTGATGTTCGGGCTAGTTTCACACCCCTTAATGTTAAGGTTGCTGGACCTATGCCCAACAAACAAGGTATTGTACCTGTGGCAGCCAAAGCTGGTTATTCAGGGTTTTGCACCACTAGTCCCATCACCGCGGACCCAGTCTATGGAAAAGTGGTTAACCCTCCCAGAAGACACATCCCTGGACGTTTCACAAATTTCTTGGACGTGGCAGATGCTTGCCCTACCATGGCTAGGTTTACCAGTAAACCCAGCATTACAACTGTTTCCGGTGCTTCAGAGAGACTACTAGCCACTATTGATGTCAGTTTAGTGTCACATGAAATGTCATTCACTTACCTGGCTGGGTTGTCATCTCTTTATGCTCAGTACCGTGGAAGTATCAACATGCATTGCATCTACACAGGGTTTGTCAGTGACAAGGCCAAATTTTTACTGGTTTTTGTGCCTCCTGGTGCTGATCCCCCCACCACTCTGAGTGAGGCCCAACATTGTATAACTCTGGAATGGGATACCGGATTGAATTCTGAGACAGTGTTTAATATACCCTACATTTCCCAGACTTATTACACTTCAACTCACTCCAGTACAGCTGACATTGGTAATGTTTCAGGTAGAGTACAGATATACCAAGTTACAGCACCTTCCTCTACTTCAGAGTTATTAGTTCTGTTCTCTTCTGGTAGAGATTTCCAGCTGCGTTGCCCAGTTGAGCCTGTGAAACAAGTCACTGACGTTGGAGAAACAGGTAGGTACAAGATCTTGGATGCAACTCAACAAAACGGACACTCGGCTAACACCTTCCGTCTTCACACCGATGTTTCTTTCGCTCTTGACCGCTACGCACTACTCAGTGTTGTCTCTGGAAACGCAAGCAATACACACCAGAGATACACCAATCTTGACCCTACCAAACTGCCTGCCGACACGTTCATGAAAAAGCTCATTGACTCTTGCACCTACTACTTTTCTGACTTGGAAGTTACAGTTATTGCAAAAGGTGAAGTACCCGCGTGGGCGAATGTAATTTGGCATCCTGTTGGTGCTCCTCACACTTTCACCAACGATAACCTACCAGACGATGTCAATGTTTACCTGACTACTAGTTCCAACGTTAGTGTTGGGTTCACTGGACCGTCCAGCAGTGGCAGTATTGCTACCTTCGCAGTACCCTACACCTCTTTTTACAGAGTTCTACCTACGAAATACGCTGGTAGAACTCTCTTTGTAAAACAAGAACAGTTTGAGCCATTCAACCACGGAGGTTTTGGTGAGATTATCACTACAGGGAGAGAGGCCACCAAACACAGAGTACTTATCAGAATGAAAAGAGCAGAAATGTACTGTCCTCGAGCTCTTTACCCTTCCGCCTCAGTGACACAGCTTTCCACCAGACGAAAACTTAGGCTAACGGGTGAAATTGTTAAGCAAGGAGCCACGAATTTCGAACTTTTACAACAAGCTGGTGACGTGGAGACCAACCCAGGACCCGCATCTTTCAGTAAACTAATTGAAGACTTTGGATGTTTGTCCAATTCTATGGAAGAAATCGCCAGACACATCGGCGACTTTAAAGTCATGATGAAAGGGGCTGGACCATGGTACAAAGCTTTTAAATACCTCTGGAAAGTAGCCACAATTGTTGTGACTATTACCAGGACTAAAGACACAGTTCTCGTTGGCATGCTCCTAGCTGACATTGGATTAGAGGTTTTTGACACCAGAGTCATGATGGACAATCTTGTAGACAGGTTTAAACCATACTTTCATGTTAGTCCACCCAAATTTGACTTTAAGACTGAAGTTTTAGACAAGGTCAGGGACTTCTTTGCTACTGACGAGGAAGAAGAGGAGTTTGATGCTACTAACCCCTTCAAACAAATTTCTTTGAAAAGTGTTAATGACATCTTCAATCTCGTCAAAAACGGCCAATGGCTTATGAGTTTCTTCCTTTCGCTTAGAGACTGGTTTAGAACTTGGCTTGAAAGTGAAGAGAAATTCATCACTTACCACGACCTTGTACCTCAGATAATTGAACACCAAGAAAGGCTCCTGGTGCCTGATGAGTACGCTGAAGCACACAACTGGCTGGAAAGGAAAAGAGAAGTTCTCCTCCAGGCTAATCAGTATGCTCTTGCTAAGCTCTGTGAACCCAAGGTTGGACCACCACCTGAAACAAGGCCTGAACCAGTGGTTATCTTGTTCAGAGGGGATTCCGGCCAGGGGAAAAGTTTTCTCTCTAACTTAATTGCTCAGGCGTTGTCCAAACTTCTCACTGGTAGAGTTGACTCTATCTGGTCTTGTCCTCCAGATCCTGACCACTTTGACGGGTACAGAGGTCAAAAAGTCGTTATTATGGACGATCTTGGACAGAACCCCGATGGCACAGACTTCAAGTACTTTGCTCAAATGGTTTCTACCACAGCTTTCATACCACCGATGGCAGCCCTGGAGGACAAAGGCAAGGTTTTTAACTCACCAGTAATCATCGCCACCACCAACATGCACGAACACTTCACACCAAAAACGATGGCGTGTCCTGGTGCTCTTGTCCGTCGTTTTACTTATGACTATGTTCTAGCAGCAAAGAAACCATACATCAGAGAGAAAACTGAAACACTCAACGTCAGGAAGGCTCTGAATGCCACTGGACATGAGTGCCCGTGTGGGCTCTTTGAATTTGACTGCCCCCTTCTTAACGGTGAGGCAATAGATCTGACTCCAGTTAGGGACACACCTGCAGTTGAAAGTGTCTATGAACTCATAGAACTGGTGTATAACGAAGTCATGGACCGCAGAACTGTCTCAGACCTCAAAATACTCAAACAAATGGGTAAATACACAACCCTTGACAACATCAAGAAACACAGACCAACAGTCATACCTTTTTCTGGTCAAGGATACCAACCAGGCAGAGATATCAACGCCAGCCCGGAAATGCAAGAGAAACTGTTAAAATACCTGGTTAAACATGAACACCTTGATGCTGCTCTTAACTTTTACAATGAAGAATGTGATGAGGAGGTGTGTACTAAATGGGGCCCTTCCATTGGTGAATATCTCAAAGTAAAAACCCTTTGGATGAAAGTGAAGAAGTATTCACACCTTTTCCTCACAGGTCTTATGCTTATAGGAAATATGCTTCTCCTTTATCTCAATAATAGAACGCCAGAAGAGAAAAAGAAGAAGAAGAAAAATAAAACAGAAGAAGACAATACCAACAAGGAGGGACCTTACGGAGGTCAGGCCAAGCCACCAGTTAAAGTTGACAAACTCAAAGTAAACCCTCTCATTACAACTGAGAGTGGGAACCCTCCAACTGACATGCAGTTGGTGGTACTCAAGAACACACAACCAATTTCACTAGTTAGAGATGGACAAATTGTCGCCACTTGTTGTGCTCTTGGCGTTTTTGGAACCACCTATTTAGTTCCCTACCACCTCTTTGAAGAAAGTTTTGACACCCTCATTATAGGAGACAGACATCTGAAAGAACAAGACTACAAACTTGACACTTTTGAACTCAGAGACGGGAAAATCAGCGATGTTGCTGCCCTCACCTTAAACAAAGGAGCCCGTGTGCGTGACATTACCTCACACTTTCGAGACGAGGTCAAGGTCACTAAGAATTCACCAGTTGTCGGTTGTGTCAAGAACACAACGGTCGGTCAACTTGTATTTAACGGGACAGCTGCTGGTTTTAAAGACCATATCATCTGCTCTGATGGTGACACTCTGCCTAATATGTTCGTTTACACTGCCAACACACAGTACGGGTATTGCGGAAGCGGCATACTCGTCAAAGATGGTTCTCACACAGTCATCATAGGCATCCATAGTGCAGGAGGTAACGGAAAAGGTTACGCTAGTTGTGTCACTCGTTCCGCACTCCTCGCACTGAGGGGCAGAGAAAGGCCCGAGCTCGAAGGGCTTATGTTAGGAGAACGACCTGGAGAGAAAGTTCATGTTTCCAGAAAGACCAAACTCGCTCCCACTGTTGCCTACGGTGTTTTCCGTCCAAACTATGGGCCTGCAGCTCTCAGCAACTCTGACACCAGACTAAATGAGGGCGTTGTGCTCGACAATGTTATTTTCAGCAAACACAATTCCAATGTTGTTCTTGGCGAAAAAGACCTCGCTCTTTACCGTCTCTGTGCTGCTGAGTATGCCTCACATCTTCACAATGTTCTTGGCAAGACCGGTGCGCCTTTGACCAACGTTGAGGCCGTGCTCGGTATTGACGGACTCGACGCCATGGAGCCCAATACTGCCCCCGGTCTACCTTGGGCTCTTCAGCACAAACGCAGACATGACCTTCTTGACTTCACTACCGGTGAGATGCAACCTGCTTTGGCTGAGAGGTTCGAGCAACTTGAAAATATGGACTACAGTTTTGAGTGCCAAACCTTTCTGAAAGACGAGATAAGACCCAGTGAAAAAGTCAGAGCCGGGAAGACCAGAATAGTGGACGTTCTTCCTCTTGAGCACATTATCTTTTCTCGTAAATATTTGGGCAGATTTTGTGCCGCCATGCACCGCAACTACGGCCCAAACATCGGTTCCGCAGTTGGTTGCGATCCAGACGTGGCCTGGCAAGAGTTTGGCACTCACTTTTCTCAATACAGGAATGTTTGGGCCATTGACTACACGGCTTTTGACTCTTGTCACTCAACCCAGCTCATGTCAGTTATGGCTGACGAGGTTTTCTCAGACGCATACGGTTTTGATGAGAGGGCACGTTACGCTGTGAAATCCTTGTGCAAGACAGTCCATGCATACGAGGACAAGCGTATCACCATAGATGGTGGTTTACCTTCAGGTTGTAGTGCCACCAGCATTCTGAACACTGTTCTCAACAACATTTACGTAATGTTTGCTCTCAAGCGGACTTATCCTAATACAGAGATGAGTGACTACTCACTCATTGCATATGGTGATGACTTGGTCCTAGCCTCAGACTTTGATTACGACATCAACCTCGTGAAGAAATCTTTTGCAGTACTTGGACACACCATAACACCTGAAGACAAGTCTGACAATGGTTTTACTTTAGGTAAGAACATTACAGATGTCACATTTCTTAAACGCGCTTTCGAACGCGATTGTGTCCTAGGGTTTTACAAACCCGTGATGAACTCCAAGGTTTTGGAGGCCATCCTGTCCTTTGCACGGCGTGGCACACTCCAGGAGAAGCTAACCTCAGTGGCAGGTCTTGCTTTCCACAGTGGAGAAGAAGAGTACAACAGACTTTTCTCTCCATTTGTGGGGAGTTTCGAGATTCCGTCATACAGGTGCCTTCGCCTGAGATGGGTACACAAAATGTCAAATTGAATTGAACATAACCAAACTAACTCCAGTTTTCTTATCTGAACAATTTGGGACAATTCGGCACAATTGGCAAAAAAAAAAAAAAAAAAAAAAAAAAAAAAA